TCCGATGCCGTCCGACTGCGCCGCGCCGCTTTTTCGCTGCGAAACGTATGGGTCAAAGCCGATGTCCGAGTGCATGAAATCCTGTATGACAACCGTCACTCGCGCCCGCTGGCCAAGCGCCGTCGTTTTCGGATCAATTCCAGACAGGTTGATTTTCGTCGCCCGCGTGGAAACGCTGGTCAGCGCCGGGATTACACCGACCGGCAACCCGCTCTGGTTCTGGCCAAACCGCATGGTTACGGTGCCCGTGCCTGAATATCCCGTTGGAGACTGGCATGTTGCGCGCGTATTGTAACATTTGCGCTTGCCGGTCGTGCCAAGGACCGCCGTGCATGGCAGCGTCCCATAGACACGGCTGCATGTAGGCATGTCGATTTCGACGATCTGGATTGGCGCGCGCCCAAGATTACCCGGCATAGACGCGGCCCTCTATTGTCAGGTCCATCAGCCGACCGGGCGCGCTGTATTGCGCCAATGGTATCGCCCCGTCGCGCCACATGTAATACAAGTCTGCGCTCATTTCGGTTGGTCGCCACGCCGCGAAGAACGGTTTGCCAGCAGCGAAATGATTGGCAAATGCCATCCACGTTGCGCCACGAACGAATGTATCCGGCAGCCATGCAAAATCGAAGCTTGCCCGTGCCCCGCGCCGCACGATGGCCGTGCCAAGCAGATGCCCGCCAGCAGACACGTTTGACTGCAATTCGACTTCCGTTGGGCCAAGGATAGGGGAAATGCCGCTGTAAAGCCGACGCGGCATCTGCAACACGCCACCGAGATAGACGACACCTATCCTCGGCTCTGCCAGCGCAGGCAGGTTTGAAATCAGCACTCTCCAATATCTGCGCGCCGTCACAGACCCCAACCATACCGCATCACATGGGTCTGCGGTCGGGACCAGAGTAGCAATGTTCGTCCATGTCGTGTTATCCGGTGACGACTGCACCAGCACCGTGTTGACCCCGATAGCTGCAAGGTTATTGGCCGCGATAGCGCAAAACTCTGGCGCATAGGCGGACCCAAAATCCATGGCGACGTAAGGGCTGGATATGATGGAGTTTTGCGGCGGCATGAACGGATCGAAGGTTGTTCCGGTGACCGCGTTTTCTACGGGAAACGCCACACTAGGACGGTTGGTTGATACGACCGCCGATGCAGCGCGATTATCCCACGCAAAGATTGGGTTATTATCCGTCCCATCCGCCGAAAGCAGGGCAGCGCGGCCAACTGTAATCTGCAAGCTCATCGCGCCACCATCAGCCGATAACCACGGTCGCCAGCCTCTTTCGTCAGGCTGTCAAGCAGCGACCCAATCGCGGCGCCGGAATAAAGCCCGTTCGGATTGAACTCGGTCAGGCGCACGGACAGGGGCTGCTGCTGTTGGGCCTGCGCCGATCCGGAAGATCCGCGCGAAGCCCCACCACCACCGCCATGGCCGCCACCCTTGATCGCATTCACGGCATTCATGCCCGCCGCCAAGACCGACGCGGCAGCAGGTAGCTTGGCGAAGAACGGTAGTTTTGGATCAGCCAGCACTTGATTGAAGGCCCTCCACGCGTTTATCAGCGCCTCAGCCGCGCCGAAGATACGACCGATCCGCTGCATCCGCTCATTCCCTGATTGCATCGCGTCGGCCATGCCACTAAAAAACGTCTCGGCCTGTTGCAGCCCGTCTCCATAGCGCCAAACGTCGATGTCGGACATTTTCCGCTGATGGTCAGCCTGCGCCTGTTGCATCAGCTCATTGTATTCCTGTTGTGTCAGGAGCTTCTTTTGCAGCGCCTGATCCATTATCAACTGCTGATCTTCATAGGCCTTCAACTGCAATTCGGCCTCTGACATGAATTGCTGCTGCAACCGCTCCAGATCGGCTTGCGCCTGGTCCTGCTTTCCACCACCGCCACCGCCACCGCCCTTGCCGCCATCAGGAAGGCCATAACCGCCAGTTTCGGAAACCTCGAACTCCATGCCGTCAGGACGGGCCTTCGGCCTCACGCCAGTCGGAGCAGCACCATCACCAAGAGCGGCCTTGGCCCTGACGGCATCCCACAGCTTTTGACCGACTGCCGCCGCTTCGGAAATCATGCCTGACAGCCACCCGGCGCCAGGGACAGCCGTTGCCAGACGACGCATCGCTGCCTCGGCCTTGATAACCTCTCCGGTGACCTCTTCCGCCGAATATCGGCTTTTCAGCAGCAGATCAGCCACGCGCTGCAACGCGTCTGCCCGCGCCAGATGATCCTTGGCGTTGGCTGCATCGTTCATCGCGTTGACAAGCTGGTAGGTTTCGCTTGTCGTCAGGCCAATCCTGTCCCGCAGGTTCAGAATCCTGCGTTCGACGTTGCCAAGGTTTACCCCGGTTTCACTGACCCGCATTCCAAGGACGCCAAAATCGCTCGCCAACTTGTTCATCGTATCAGTTGCAGCGATTTCGGCCTGCATCACGGCCCATTGCCGCTCATGCTCGATCAGCGCCAAAACTGCGCCGTCAACTTCGCCATACTTTTTCTTGAGTTCCTCAAGACCATGCAGGGAATAGTTGTTGATCACATCATCGACCAGCCTGACCGCTTCTTCAAGCTTGCTGATCGACCCGGCAAATGTCTTCGCCCCATCTCCGGCGGAAATGAACGCTCCGGCAAGCGGAAGTGTCACGGCCAGCGCCGCACCGGCAATCGCGCCATAGGGGCCAAGGACGCCAAGCATCTGCGACCCCTGCTGCGCGAAGACGGTTGTCGCCCGTGTTCCGGCAGCTAGCTGCACCGCAACGTCCTGCACCTGATAGCCGAACATCTGCACGACAGCGCGGTTGTTGTTCACAACCGACGCAAAGCCGCCCATCTTCCCGGCGCTCGCAACCGCCGCGCTCCCGGTTTGCAGATATGCTTGCCCTGCCAGCCCAAGCAGGCGCCCGTGTTCTGCCTGCGTGATCACGCCAGCTTTCATCGCCGCGTCAAGCTGCTCAAGAGCAGTCTGATAGCGCATGGATGATGCGTAAAGCGGATCAAGCTGCGTCCTCAGCCGATCCACCTGTCCAACGGCCCTGTCCCAGTCCCGCGTGAACACGGCGGCGCTGGCCTTGGCCGATTTACCAAAATTGTCAGTAACGCCGATCACGGCATTCAACTGGCGCTGATATTTGCTGGACGTTGACGACAGGTTGTCGATCTGCTTTTTCAGTGCATCGACGGCTTTATCCGTCTTGCGCATCGCCTGCGCGCCAGCCTCGCCAGCGGCGATCAGAGACGACGCATCACCGCCGATCTCGTAGACAATATCGCCGTTGCGCGCCATCAGATTTCGCCTCGCTCAGCGCGCGCCATCACATCGAACAATGCCGCGCGCGTTTCCCCGTCGAAAGACGGGCCATCAGCCCGTTTTTCCAATGTTTCAACCAGCCACCAGAAATGTCGCGGCTTCATCCGCCAGAACTCGGACGGCTGAATGCCGAGATTGCGGGTGGCGATCTGGAACGCCGACTTTACGAAGCCGCCTCGTCCTTTCCCGGCTCACCATCGCCATCACCCCTCGGAGCACCGTCCATCAGGACTGCCACAAGGGCCGAAAGTGCCGCGAAGTGTGCCCCAGGCTGACCGTCGCGGAATCCGGCCATCATTTCGGCGTGAACATCCCTGTCTGTCGCCTGCCCGCCCGCCAATCGCAAAACAGCAGCAAAGCAGCGGGCCATGCGCACAAATTGCGGCTTTCGCGCCCAGCCGATAACCTCTGGCAGCGTGGCGACTTCCTCAATCGCCTCGCCAGCCATCATCGCGCGATCCTCGGGCAGGACGTATTCCTGCCCTTTGAATTTCAGGATGATGTCAGCCATCAAGCAAGCGTCCAAGCGCCCGAGGAAACGAAGCTGGCCTTGAACGTCGCGGCTTCGTCATGCGGGTTGCCTTCCTCGTAGGACGTGAGGAAGAAGTTCCCGGCGATGGTGTCTTTCGCCGCCAGGGCATCGGCAAAGGCGAAGGTGATGTCGGTCAGCAGCTTTGCCGCCGCCGTGTCGAACGCGATGTCGCGCAGGGTCGCATCCTTGGCGATACCTTCGACTTCCAGCGTGATCTGCTGCGTTTTCACAGCCGCCAGCAGTTCGACGATGCCGCTGCTGTCGCGGTCGGTAACGTCGATGCTTTCGCCCGCCCATTTGACGGTCGTGACCAGAACCCCGCCGATGACAACTGAGTTTTTCTTGAGAGCGGCCAAGCGGCCCGCTGCTTTTGCCATAACAAATTCTCCTGTCAGGCGGTTTCAATCAGGCCGCGATACTCGCAGACCCCGTGGAATGCGCCGCTTTGGGCGCGCATAACGTCGCTTGCCTCGCGTTGCAGCGTGACAAGGGGGTGTCCTGTGATGGTGATGGGTTGCCGGTGCAGGCGGGCGTAAATCTGCCCCTGGATCAGTTTGGTTTCAGCCGCGGACGCCGACCGGCTCCAGGTGTGCAGACGCGCCACAAACTCGTGGCCCAATTCCGTTGCCGTGTCCCAAGGACGGATAACGATGGTGCCAACCTCGACATAGGGGAACACCAGCGCCGACCCGCCATCGGCCTCCTGCGGCGCGAAATCGACCACGCGCAGGCCAAGCGCAGACAGGGCCAGGTAAAGACCCTTCTGGATTTCCAGTTCCGCTGCCATGTCAGAGCCTTTTCAACGCCCGTGTCAGGCGGCGCTTGAACGTGTCGATAAACCGGCCATCGGCCAGCACAGCCTCACGCGCCCGCAGGAAAAAGGCATGTTCCACGCCATCCGGCCCCTGCCCGTATTCGAGAAAGCGCCAGTAATAGGCATCGCCTTTCCCGCCGCGCTGGACGTAGACCTCTGCCGTGTCGCCCTCTTTCCGCGACTTGATCGAACCGCGCAGGTTGCCAGACTGGACCGGCGCACGGGTGGCGGCATCCTCGGCAATCGCCTTGGCAACGCCCTTGAACAGGTCGGCGCTCAGTTCTTCCGCCTGCCGGGGCAACTCCACTTCCAGCGCCCGCAGAACCTCGTCCAGCCCCGTCGCCTTGACGGTCATTGCAGGTAGGACGCCACCAGCCCGGTCCCGCCCGTGATCGTCACCGTCCCGACAAGGTAGTGCCGGATCGCGTCAAGCGGGATGCACCGCGCCGCACCAGCCGGAATGCTGCCAATCGCCAGACCGGACGCGGCAGACACCACGCCATAGCCGGGAACCTGAATGGACGCCGATGCTTGGTTGCCCGTCAGCGTGGGCGAAACC